TGCAAGTGCGCGTGGCTTAGAAGATGATCTAGTTAACGCATCAGACGAGGTGATGCTGTCACTTATTGATCGTGGCCTGTTTACATTTGGTGTGCTGAGTGCATCAGACGCAGTGAGTGAGTCGGCTATTGATCTTGGTAGTGATACCTGTCTGGCTGACGTGGTTGGCAGAATACTGACCGAACAATCAGGAGCGCCACCCCATACTGCTCCGGTCGTGTATCCATCAAAGTAGGTGCCTGCGCTGGGGGCTTCTTCCAGCATGATCCCATCGATGTATCCGGCATCACCGACAGCGCCGCCAGCGTTCTGGAAGATATAAAGCAACACTCTTGTAGCCCCAGCGGCGGCTGTGAAAGTGTGACTAATTCGCGTCCACGCACTACTGCTGGCGGTGAACAGGGCACTCGTTAGCAACGTCTGAACAACAGTTCTGGCTTCGTTTGTTTGGGTGTAGTAGAAGCCCCATTGCCGTGTACCGATGTCATTGCGAACCCACGCGCTCATCGTGTAGGTCGTTCCAGCCCGAATAATCGGGTAGTTACTGCTGGGTATGTTGATGCCATTATTCTGGCTAGCGCCCGTAGCAACCGTGTAGAGCGAGCGAGTGCCCGAGTACGCTTGCGCCGTCGACACGGAGATAGTGGAGTTATAAGTGAACCAGCCCGTCGTATTTCCAGACTCAAAGGTAGGGTTCAAGACGAGGTTGGCGCGAGTCGCGGGGGCGAGCGGTCCAATGCTGGTTGAGGCGTGAGCGGTGCCGGTCCATGAGCATCCGACGGTGGAACCGTCGAAGTATGCGCCGCCATTGCCGCGCTCAAACATGATCGCGTCGATGTACGCAGAATCCCCGATTGCGCCCGTAGTGATGGTCATCACCGTCACATAACACGACACGGCCCCAGCCGGTGGCATTGTCGTGAGCGAGACGCGAGTCCACGCAGTTGTGCTTGTCACAAATGCCGATCCAGCAGTGTTACTGATTTGCGTTCCCGCCGCGTTGTACCAGTACAAGCGGATCTGATAACTACGCAGACCAGTCGCTGACTTCACATAAGCGGAGCCGGTGTAGATAGCGTCCTGATCTACGGGAAATCGATTGGAACTGCTCGTCCCAATGTAGGTGAACGCCGAAGTGGTGGTGCTTGTATGCAGTATTGATGCGGTGCCTAAGTACGAGTCAGCGGTTGAACGGGCAAGAGTGCTGCTGTTACCGGCACTCCAGCCAGTGGTATCCACCTCAAACGACGGGTTAGTGATCAGATTGACGCGAGAGTCTTGAGCGCCACTGCCGTCCGTCGCAGGTCTACTCAGTGTTTGTGATCTAGAGAGACTGTCAGATGTAGTGAGCGAATCAGAAACATCACGGTTCTGAACGCGAGGACTGGTCAGTACATCAGATGCTGCAAGTGTGTCCGATGCAGCCCTAGCCTTGGTGGTAACAGCGCTGCCAGAATCACTAGCACTGAAAGCATCGGTGATGTTGCGGCTAAGAGCAACATTGCTTGTTCCTACGCTGGCAGTGACAGCATCTGAAAGAGTCAGAGAGTCGGATGGGCCGCGAACTCGCCCAACAACGACACCTGAGGGAGCAACACTTAGAAATGGATAAGTCTGCGCCGTGATTGCTGTAGGCCCTGTTTGTACTGAGTTGTAGGAATAGCCACCTACAAACAGATACCCTGCTGCTCCAACGCTAGTTGTTCCGTCAGAGGGGTATGAAGTTCCAGCGCCGGATATAACCACAGTAGTGAGGTAGACCTGACATGGATTGCCTTGTCCTTTTCCTTCAAAAGTCACATCATCAGATGATGTGCCCGTCGCAGTTGCAGTGTAGAGAAAATACTTTTGCGAAGAATCAGGAGTGAGGTCAACACCGGGGATGCGTTCTGTCCAAGAGATACCGCTCGTCACATTCCAGATGTACGGCCCACCGTTATCAAAACTAAAGTTTCTATCTGTGACAGTAACGAAAGCAACAAGTAGATCACCGGCGACAGGCGCAGTTGAGTAGTTTGCACGCACTACTGAGGATGAGATGTCATTATCTGCGGTCGCTACTTGGCTGCGTACCTGTGGGGGAGGTGAGGTGGACGGACTGCTGGCCGTGATACCTGAAACAACAGTGGTCACCGTTAGCGTTGGACGCAGCGAAGCAGTCGTCTCGTTGGCACTGCTAATGGTGACAGTGTTGTTACCAGTTGAGTTCGCGAACGCGCCGGTCAGCATGTCGCTAGTAGCAAGCACCATCCTGACAGTGCCGCGTGATGCAACATCAGACGACAACCCAGAAGCAGATGTCATAGTTTGCAGGCTCTGAAAACCACTTGCAGCGGTGACCAGCGAAGCGTAGGTGGTCGCACTATTCAAGGCACTGCTGCTACGCCAGTCAGAGGCATCGACGGCGCTGCCCCAGTTGTAGGCTCTCGCCGTGAGCGTGGCTCCCTGAATGCTTGCCGCGTTAACGGTAAGTGTCGCAGACTGCACTGTGCCCGCCGGAAGCGCCGATACGTCAAAGGCTAAGAATGCCTCGTATGCGTAGCGGTCGTAGTTGCCGGGACCGTTGGCTTCGCCGCTCGGACCAACCGCACTAGTTCCGATAGTCAGGTTTGCTTCGGCGTCGCTAAAACTGGCCGTGACCGACTCGCTGCCTTCAATGGCAGCGTAGCCCCCACTGGTTGTGAAGTCCTGAGAAGTCAGACGACTATCACTGGTGAGAGCGATGATTGAAGTCGTCGTCGTCTGCTGATCGTTGACACTAAGCGAGTCTGAGAGCGAACGGCCTAGCGCAACATTGGACGCTCCTTTGGCGCGTACGACAATTTGCCTGTTCGGCTGAGAGCGGCCTAGGAGAGCCATTGCGGGCTACCAGTTTGAGGAGCGAGTAATAGCCCCTGATCGCGTGATAATTTGTCGCCTTTCGGGTGCTTCATACGCTTCAATAGACATACCGGCGGCGACCGTATAATTGAGACCAGTCCATGTTTTTACCCCAGTGCTTCCAGTTAGCCCAGTCTGATGCGCTATTCCGCCTCCAACAGTCGTATTCCCTGAATAGACGGCTGAGGAGGTCATTCCTGACGGGATTACAACTCCCCCGATAGACGACCCAGCAGCACCAGCAAAAGAAATAAGGGCCGAAGCGTTACCCAAAAATTGGGTCGGTGCGCCGATAGTTGTGCCACTAGTATTAATTGAGGTTGAATTCAAAGTTACGAACGGTGAGGATGAAAGTCCTGCATATTCAACTACATACCACGCTTGCCTCGTCAGTGTCGAACTCCAAGTTGGACTAAATGTCGGACCCCCAGTAGTTGTGGCGTAGTACGCCCAGTAAATTCTCCAAGACAACCATGTTGAGGCCGCTGTTACCGTTCCACTACCCAGATCGGTTAAACCAGAGACTGCCGACCACGAGCCTGCCGTTGTTCCTGATCCAGTAGCCATAACAAAAAGTATGACGGTTCCGCCAGCCCTAATGTTGGAACCTAAGGGAGCACTGACACTTCCAGACGCCCCGCTACTAGCATTGAATTGGACAGCGGAAATTGGCATCAGGTGCGCTCAAACAGGAATGTTGCGCGTGCGTTCACCACCGCAGGAGCAGTCAGACGAAGACAGAAGCCGTTGCTGACCGCTGTGTCAGGAGTGGTACCCAGAGGCCAGTCATACAGGACTGTGCCGCCAGCAGGAGTGACGAGGAACGACTCGATCACCGTCAGGGCAGTCGGTTCAGCGGTGTAGTTGTAGGCCGTCGTGAAACCAGCAGTCACCGTACGCCCATACACCTGATTGACCGTTCCAGCAGTTGTCGTACCCGCAGTAGCGAAAGTTGAGTAGCAAATCTCCACCAGCACAGGAACAGCACTCGCCGTCACACCATCAAACGCAAGACGGACCTTCTGCAAGTCCACACCGAACTGTGCTGGCGCGGTCACTGACAGGATCGTCTTGGCCGTCGCCGCAGCGAGCGCCACCGCAGCGCCAGTAGCAGCGGAATAGCCTGCCTTAGCCATTACGAGAGCGTGACGGTCTGGGTGATGGTCAGCGTGTCACCCGAGGCTGAGAGAGTCGCCGTGGTGCCGAGGAGCGTCTCGAACACAAGTGCTCCACCAGAGGTGGCTGTGTCGAAGATTCCGACCTTAGCAATGGTTACCGGCAGCGAGTCCGAGCCATTCGTGGTGAATGTGTTTGTAATGGTATATGTGGAAGTGCCGTTTGTGTGGGCATACGTCCCAGTTGCGCGAAGAAGGCCACCGCCAGCGGTGGTGATCTCCCCGGTGAGGGTGGTGTCACCCGCAGCAGCAGCAGATGTGTTGGCGGTCAGAGCAACGTACTTTGCAATAGTGGTTGCTGAGGCAACGCCAGCAACCTGCTTGGCGACGTGGTCCTTGCCAGCGTTAGTAATCATTCTGATTTATCTCCTTAGGCGTTTATTGCTGGATATTAGGCGTTGACTCCGACTACAGGAGCCGAAGGAGAGTTGTAATGAGCGCAAAGTCGCGCCTCAAGGTCTTCATCTGAACATGCAATCCATGAAGGAGCAGAAGCAGACTGAGCAACCCACATGCCGGAGGGGTCAGTCACGGTGATGAACGCCTCATCAACGCTGATTTCGTCGGGAAACTCCACGAAAGTGACATGCTCTGCAGGGTCATTGGGGTCAACGTCGTGCAGAGGTGCGCTGTTACCGAACTGAGCAATCATTATTTCTCTCCTATGAAAGTCGCTTGAGTCTGATTGTAGCAGTGAGATCTCTGCCTATTTGTGATGTACCAACCTGAAGAATATCAAGAGTGAGGTAGTCACCGGCAGCAAAAACGTGAGATGTCAGGCCATCATTTGCGATTGTCGTGTATTGACCAGCAGTGATTCTTGGCTTGGTGGAGTAGATGGACGTGCCATTCTTCCTGAGGTCTACAGTGATATCCCTATCAGCAAGTTCTCCAATGGTGTATCTGATGTTGCTGACTGAGTATGGACCTTCTAGGTATAGCCGCCCAGTTCCCGTGTATACCCGTAGAGGCCCAGTAAAGGTGAATGTGTAGACCTCAACTGCTCTGGTCGGTAGACTTCCAGCAGGAATTGGAGGAGCATATTTATTTGATTTGTCAAGTGTGCTGATATCGACAGCGGATAAGTCACCTTCAGGAAGGTAGAACTTAAAAGTTGTTGGGGCGGCACCAGATGTCCGTGTTCGAAGGGTGTAGTACCAGTTGACCGGATAGAGGTTCGTATTGTCCGTGCAAGGGATGTCTACCGTAAACTTACCATTGAGATCCAAAGGAATAATGATCGCCTGAGCCAAGATAATTGAGTCGTTAACGTCACGAACCTGCGAAGACGGTGTAATTGTTACAGTACCAACCGCAGGAGCCCCATTCGACTGAAGGTACTGCCCATACACCGTTCGGGTAACAGCGTCTGGCGAGTAGTAGACAGCCGAGGTGCTGACAGTATTTATAAATCTGATGGAGTCGGATACACGGCGTCCACGAGTAAAAATGTAGGTAAGGGCATCTGCAACTTGGACAGAGTCAGTGATGTTGCGAGGTGGCATCAGGCGCTCTCCAAGATCATCATAGGTACCTCTATATTATCAACCTCAAAGGACAGCAAGATCGGACCAGTGTCCGTCACCTGTCAGCAGGCTCACCATTCCGGGGGCTGAGATTTCTCCGGTGCGGTGCTTCCACCATGTGGACTCGGACTCCATCGCTGGAACCTGAATCCAAGATCGTGGACCCATAGCCTTGATCACCAAGTGATGATGATGTCCAGTGATGATCAGCCGTGCATCCCCTACTGCAGTCATGTTCCTCGCGTGTTCAGCAACCCACTTGGAAACATCTCCACGAGGAACCTGATGACCGTGAGCAATAGCAGTGACTGTGCCGTGGAGATCGAGAACAACTTCACCTTCATCTGCCTGCGGTAAATGGAACCCAACGTGACCGTACGCATCAGGATTCATCAAAAGAGCCTCTGCTACTGCAGCAACTGAGTCAAGATCCCATGAGTCATCAATACGAGTCGCCATCTTTCCACCGATTCGAACTGTTTCTCCGTGGTTGCCCGGAACCGCAGTAACGAGAAGAGAGTCGACCTCTTTGGCTAGCGTCGTGGTCATTTGCATGACTAGACGACGGTACAGACGAACCTGCTCGGTCATCGTCAAGTTGGTACGCCAGATATTGGCACCACCCTGCGAAACGAATCCTTCTACGCAGTCTCCAGTAAGAGCAAGACAGGCTGCTCCGGGCCAACGCTTGAGCCGCTTCATCTCACGAATACGATCTACCGCTCGATCAGTGGACTCAAGAATCCTCTGTACTGTGCCCTCTGATCCGTCTCCGTCGCAGTTGTGTGTCACAACAAGATCGCTTCCGGCCAAATATAGATGACCTTCAACTGTTAGGCACTGGGCACTGACTGGACCAATCGGAACTACGTTCTGAACGTAACGGTAGCAAGCATCCTGACGAGTACGACTTTCAGGAAGCCTCTCAATCTTGCGTGGTAGACGGAATACTCGGTCGGCTTTTGTAGCAGTGAAGTTTACGACCCATGCATCTTTTTTGCGTACGCCATACAGAGCCGTTGTTCGACGATGCACAGAAGGCTTAAGACCAAGACTAGTAGCCAACCAGTACACCGCCTGAGCAATTGACTCTCTAGTGTTCGTGAACGAGCAAAGACCACCAGTTTTAGAGACAGTCCCATCCGTATCCATTAAACCCTGCAGTAACGCAAGCCGCTGGTCTACTGACGAATATAAATACTCATCAGGGACATGCTTGTTGTGTAGAAGTCCTGCTGCCTTCAGTGCTGTAGTGAGCCTAGGTACTCTGAGAAGCAACGTGTTTGCTGATGATGCCTTGGGTAAAATATGGCCTAGGTCAGAATAGTGCTCCATGTCATCTCGATGTCCGGTGATGAGACCTGTCGCAGACGATCCATCGCCGAGCCATAGTCCTAACGTATAAGGGTCTACGGCAAGGTCTTCCTGTATGGGTAAAGAGAGCGTGTTTGCTACATCAACATGAAAGCCTTGTAGTTGAGTCGGCTTAGTTTCTGGTCGGCGGTACGCAGCAGTCTTGATTGCTGCAAGTTCTTCGGTAGTGAGCATTGTTGGTACACGGTGATAACCCGCGTACCCACGCTTTCCAGTGCGAATCTTCTCGCGACGGTACCCCGACCATAGATGATCCTTACTTGCCACAATCGAGATGTCTTTATCAAACTCGACTCGATAGCAGTCCTGCATCGTGGACCCTGTGACTGCAAGAACTTTCTTGGGCTGGCCATCTGGGCCAAAGACATAGTCTCCCGGTTCGATATCACCGTGGGCTTTCCATCCATCAGTAGTCAGCACGGGAGTGTCATCGCTCAAGGCTTTGCCTAATTGCCAATCACCTGTGGCAAGTACCCATGTATGGTCTACTACTTGCTGCTCGTCATTCTTTTTCCGAGCCTTGTGCTTCGCTATGACAGCGATCAATTCCTCAACGTCGACTCGGGAGCCAGCGGCCTGTTGGATACGGAACTTGTATCGCCATACTGGACGAGTGACTGCATCCTCTCCCTCGTTCTCACGAGTCCATGCAGCCTCGTCGTACCGAGCCTCTACTGGATAGATCACCCAGCCGGGAGGAAGTGTCAGTCCGATGTCCTCAACAGCCTGTCGCCAGTCATCCTCACTAGACATCTTTGGACATAGGTCTGTGGTAATCGTGGCTTCGTCCCGGCCATCCCATTTGATGCCCGGCTCCCATCCGGTCGGATGAGAGGGACGAATCCTAGTTCCGCGAGTCCCACTGCTAGGAGTCGATGCAAGGAGTTCTTCTACCCGCTCAGAGATGCTCATTTCTTCTTGGCCGTGTCTGCTACGTTCTTTCCAGTGAAACAACGGCACACCTTGCGACGGTGCAGCGAGATCGAGGAGAATGAAACGCTGTGACCCTCAGAGATCAAGATCTCGTGGATCTTACGATTTGATAGACGCCGAGGGTTGCCCGATGGAACATCCATCACTTGAATAAGTGCATCGTAGTCATCTGCTGACATCTGATCAGATACCTTGGCGATTCCGCATGGCAGGCCAAAGGTCGTGGGATGGACTTCCAGAAACTTCTCAGCAAGAGCCATAGGTAGGTCTCCTTCAGGTACGCACAGGGCTCACGCTCCGTGACTACTCAGAAGGGTAACAGCAATATCCACAGGTGTCCGTTAAGAAGTCCACCAAAAAGTCGTCTGCACACAGGGTGGATCAACCTAACTTGTGTAAAACTGCTCCATAATCGAGCAAATTTTCTATCTGTCTCTAGCCAGACTTCTTGCTTGCAGCCAGACCATCTACTACTGAGATCATCATGTCTCGAATAAGCCGTACCTCTACCGCAGTCTCCCTACTGCTTATTTCAATTTTGTCAACCTGATCGGCGAGAGAGTCGCCCCCGTTCGGCCACAACTGATGTTCGACTCGGCTCATGCGCTCTGAAAGTGTGCGTCCCTGCTCATCAATGCCGATAGTGTCTTCCATTCGCTTCGCCACCTTATAAACGCGATATGCGATGGCCGTAGCCGCTGTAAAAACTGTCAGGATCAATAGTGAGAATGACAACCACTCGGTTAGTGGTGGGGTCATTTGAGGTCTCCTTGACTACTAGAACGGCCTAGATTCACTATTTTAATGCAGCAAACCATCATGTTCACGAGCGTTCACATGAAGTGTGGCAGATTGAGACCAAACTCATCAAAAACCGAACTAAAACCATCCTTCCCAAACTACGAACCCTCTGGTACGTTCTCTCTACCGACAAGAGGAGAGACGTGATGACAGCCGAGAGACGACTCAGCATCAGGGCCGTGGCCATGAGGTATGGTTTACCTCCTAAGGTGGTGTCGAGGTCGGTGGCCTCTGGGGATCTCCCAGCGGTAGTCGTGCCCACAGACACTGGCCGGGAGAGGGCATATATCTCCCCAGAAGATGCGGACCACTGGTTCCGAGGTCTCCTCACCACCAGCAGTGTCGGGTCTTCTTCTTTCGGCGGTAGCGAATGAGCACTTGGGACGACGCAGCGGGGCGTCTTGCTTCTGCTGCCGCGTGGTATGCCGCTCAAGGCTGGTCCATCCTTCCCTGCTACGGGATTGTTGGAGGGCGATGCACCTGTGGCAGTCCGCATGCTGAGCCCAAGGACTCAGGGAAGCACCCAAGGCTCTCTGAGTGGAACGTGCAGGCTACGTCTGATATGACCACGGTGGGCAGATGGTGGGAAGATGCTCCGGAGTCGAACATCGGCGTCTACTGCCGACCCTCTGGATTCCTCGTCATCGACATTGACCCTCGCTCTGGCGGACCTGAGTCCTTCGAGAAGTTCGAGCAACTGGTCGAGGGCGCGCTGCCTCCGACCGTCGAGGCCATTACCGGGGAGTACAACGTCGGCGGTCGGGTCATCCGGGGCCGTCACATCTTCTACCGCTGCGATGAGGCTGAGTCGCTTGTCGGCAACCTGAAAGCCGCAGGGCTCAAGGGCATCGACATCAAGCACAACGGGTACGTCCTGATCGCACCCTCCCGTCACTTCTCCGGCAACTGCTACGAGTGGGTGTCGGGACACGCGCCGTGGGAGATGGAGATTGCTGAGGCCCCTGAGGAACTGCTATCTGTCCTTCGCAAGCGTGCTCGTCGTGGATCAAGCAGTTCTCTAGGTGAGGCTGACTGGGGATGGCTTGATGGGATGGAGTTTGGCGGGGAACGTGTAGACATTGAAAAGATGCTCGAAGAGGGCATCGATGAAGGCTCCCGAGCCGTCGACATCTACAAGATGGCCTGTGCTCTGGCGAACAAGTTTCCTGTACAGACTGAAGCCGGACGACTCGCGGTTGAGACGATGATGATCCGCTTCAACGCGGAGAAGGTCCGTCCTCCGCTTGAGTTGGAGGGTCAAGGCGGTCTGCTCATGCACGTCCGTCGTGCCATTGAGTTCGTGCAGACCAACCCGAAGACCGAGACGATCTGGCCGGGACTTCAGGAGTGGGCGAACAAGTCGCAAGACGAGGCTCGTACGTCTACCTCTACCCGAACCACCACTACTCCACTCACAGGTGTAATCGGCCCCAGCCCATCAATGATGGACAAGTTCGGGCTTCCGGGCACCATCGGTGGCCAGATCAGTGCTGCACTCGATGATGGTGACTCCTTCGATGACGCATCTTCTCTGTCGAACATCGATGTCCCGAAAGATCCCGATGCGCTCCGCGAGGAAGACGGCGGTGAGTCTGGCAAGCGTACGCTGTCTGACACTGGAAATGGTCGACGGCTGATCGACTCATTTGGTGCTGCTGTCAGGTACACACCGGGACTTGGTTGGTTCCACTGGAACAACGGCTACTGGAAGCCTGACGCTGAGTCTCTTGAGATCATGGAACTGGCCAAGAAACTGGCTCCGATCATTGCGTCTGAGGTCGTCAAGTATGACGATACAGACAAGCAGAACGAGGTCATCAAGTGGGCTCAGATGTCGAAGTCAAACTCTCGTCTCAAGTCTGCGATTGAGAACTCAAACTCTGACCCTCGAATCATTGTTGGGGTGGACAACTGGGACTCAGACGAGAATCTTCTTGGCGTGGCCAACGGTGTCATCGACCTCCGTACAGGGGAACTGCTTCGTGGTCGTCCTGATCTCTACATCACCCGACGTGCGCCTGTCGCGTACACGCCGGGGCAGCGCAACGTTCGGTGGGATCAGTTCATAGACTTCGCCACAGGCGGTGACAAAGAACTGCAGGACTGGCTACAGCGCGCGGCAGGCTACTCACTGACCGGATCGAGCAAGTATGACGTGATGTTCCTCGTCTACGGTCCTCCCGGCTCTGGCAAGAACACGATGGTCGAGGCATTGGTGAAGTGCCTAGGAACTCAGCAGTACGCATGGCCGATGGATTCGTCTATTCTCGCGCAGGGAGACGGTCATGCGAACAGTACTGACCTCTACCACTGGGCTGAGTTGCGTGGCCGACGTGTCGTCTGGGTTGATGAGTTGCCGGACAACGAGCGGCTCAAGGAGAACTCGGTAAAGAAGTTGACCGGGTCGTCTGAGATCTCAGCACGTTCTCCCGGCGAGAAGCCTTTCACATTCCAGTCGCAGGCCAAGTTGTGGGTGACCACAAATCACCGACCGATCATCTCCGATGACGCGATGTGGCGACGTATCCGTCCAATCCCGCTGACTCGTATCCCTGAGAATCCAGATCCTGATCTCAAGGAGTACATCTTCGACCCAGAGGGCGCGCTTCCTGCAGTGCTTGCATGGGCAGTAGAAGGTGCGATCAAGGTTCTTGGATCTGGTAACCGTGATGGTCTTGGCTGGTGTACTGCTGTGTCTGAGGCTGCAGAGATCTACCGGAAGAACGAGGATCGAATCGGACTGTTCCTGTCGGAGGAGACCAATGAGGCTGAGGGATCAGAGACTCCGGTCAAGTCTCTCTACACGGTCTATCGAGTCTGGTCCGAGGAACGTGGCGAGAGGCCGATGACTCAGATTGCATTCCATCGCAAACTGTCTGAGCGCAACACCGAGGTCATTGGAATGGGGTCTCGTGCAGTCGTCAAGGGACGCTCATTGGCCCCGAGGGTTGTACCGACCACAGAGATTGACTGGGGAATGGCTTCTAGGTTTGCTAGGTAGAATGCGCTTCCTATCGGAAGAACACCTTTCCTCCCCCGCCACCACCCCTTGCTCCTCCACGATCAATCGGAAGCCTACGGTCTGAGTAAGACTTGGCTTTCAGACGCCCTCCGACGAATCCGGGCGGAGGCTTGATCATCAGAGCAGTCAGTGCATGCACAAGAGCATCGACTCGGTCTGGTGACTTGCCTTCGCCGGGAATCCACTGAGTCATCTGCGTCTCAAGGTCACCGAGAATCCCAACGTGATGAACACGATGCTGCTCGTATGACAGCACTACAGGCTCTGCTCGAAGTGCCTTGCCGTGCTTCGAGTGAACCTCTAGCACCTTGATATTCGGGTCAATGGAGTTAATGGCATTTCGAACAAGCGCACCGCCTTGGTTCACCTCAGCAATGACCGGACATGCCCACTTCCTCGCCATCTCTACAACCTTGTTCGCCCATACTTCTGGCGAGCCATGAATTGATGCATCTTCAAGGATCCAAGCGTGCCTCTTGTACATGTCACTCTCAGCAGTGGAGGCACAGACAATGATTCCGCACTCGTCTCGTGGATTCTCTGCCACAGATGGGTCCACACCAATACATCGAAGTGGAGTGCCAACAGGAAGCGCACCCTGTCGCCCTTCCTCGATCATCTCCAGTGTCCACAGGGCACCTTCAACATCTGTCAGCATCTCTCCGTAGAGTTCTTGTGCTGCGAGTCGAGTTCCGCCGTACACTCCGGTAATTGCTTCGATGTATGCGCCTGACAGGTTGCCCGCGTTGTCCATTGTTGAGCCTCGCGTGATGACAACCTTTCCAGTTCTCTTTGCTTCTTCAATGAGGTCGTAAAGGATCTTCACGCGCTTGGGAGTAGTGGTGGCCAGAATCTGCGGGTCAGTTCCTAGACGGGTAGCGACTCGAAGGTTGTCCCACGATGTCATTCCTGCAGCATCTGGAGTCTGCCTCCATGCTGCCAACTCGTCTGCCCATGAGTAGTGAGCCTGAATACCACGAAGTGAGTCTGGCTCATCAGCGGTGAAGCAGGTTGCCATATTTCCGTTTGGCCATGTGAGGCGTCGTTTTGACGGCTCATAGAGAGGACGCTCGCTTGGAGGTGTGACGTTGATGATTCCGCTCTCGCCTTCAACGATGACATCTCGTACGTCAGCGGCAGTACGAGCAACCAGCGCGAATCGCAACTGGCCCTCGTTGGTTCTCTTTGCCATGTCCCGAACCCACTCGGCTGCAGAGCGAGTCTTTCCAGCACCGCGACCAGCGAGGAACAGGAAGATGTTCCACGAGTCATCGTCAGGTGGGAGTTGTTCTGGTCGTGCCCACAACTTCCAGTCCCAGACTAAAAGTTCCGGGTCGATGTCCCTCAGGACAGCATGCTGCTCCTCTGGCGGAAGCAGTGCCAGTTGCTCCATGATGCTCTTGCCCATGACACTACTATAAAGTAATGCGAAAGGGCCGGGTGAAATACCCGGCCCTTCACGCACACGCGAGGAGTCAATCAGGAGTCTAGCGGTACTACTGATGCCTCAGGCTTTGGATCAATTGCAGTCTCAGACGTAATGCCGTGCCTCTGAAGACTGCGCTGAACTCCGTAGTACAGCGGAGCAGACGAAGACAATCCCAACTCTCGGGCGATCCCTGCAAGGCTGATACCTGCTCGATACTCCTGAGCCAATTGATCATGATAGGCGTCAACGCTGATGGTCTTGGCAGCGAGGATCCTGACTGCAGCGTCGGGTACTCCTTCAAGACTGCCCCGAGCCTTGGGTCGAACTGACGAGACTTCGACATTCCGCATCACTACTCGGCGGCGAAGTCCTGCATACGCAACACCCAACTCACGGGCTAGATCAGTCAGACTGCCACCACGTTCGTGGAACTCGACAAGAAGAAGCGTGTACTCCCTGCTTGCCTCATGTGCGGGTGTTGTCTGTGTCCGTGATCCGTAGGCTCGCTTGGCTGCAGGCAGCAACGGACGGATTCGATTCGCGTACTCCAGCGTCAGGTCGTCCGTTGACGTGGTACTCATTATTGGTCCTTCCTCATCTCTAGGTCGATAGATCGCATATGCAGCGACCTGAGATCCACTCTAGACCATTATCAATATGGAAGCAACGCGGGCTATTTGGAGTCCTTAGACGAGCCAATTTTGTACTTGTGAAGTACAGACATTTCTGGATAAATTGTCAAATATGGTGCAGAACGATAACCATCTGAAGTCTTGATCAAGCACCAGAAGGTGAAGTTCACTTGATGACTCTGAATCCGTACTTGTCACCGAGCGCCTTGAGGGAAACCTGACCGGGGATTCCATCGGCGGCTGATCCCTTATACCCGAGCGACTTCTGCCACTGAGCGTATGCAGCCTTCGTCTTCGGGCCGAACGTACCCGGACCGGAAGAGTAGTCAAGGCCAACTGCTTGATGCAAAGCCTTCTGGACCAGAAGAACGGAGTTGTTCTTCTTGCCCGGCTGAGCAGCAGCCAGAGACGCCGCAGGCTTCAGCGGAGGCTTAGGAGTTGGGGTTGGGATGGGGGTAGGTGTCGGAGGCTTAGGAGTTGGGGTTGGGGTTGGTGTTGGCGTCGGACTGGGAGCCGAGGTTCCAATTGCCTTCCGAATCTGAGCGAAGGCGTCTCCGGGCTGGTCTCCGAGGGACCAGATGCAGATGCTCTCGAATCCTTGAGCCTTGGCTTCTGATGCGCGCTTCGCCATACCGGCAGAAGTGGCAACCCACACGGTGCGACCGCTGTATGAGAACGTTCCTTCACATGTGGTCAGAGACTGATAAGAGACCTTAGTACCGTTCTTGGCAGCAAGTGCGTCAGCCTGACGGGCTGCAATGGTCTTGCCATTTCCTACTAGAGGCCAGTCGTATCCGTAGGCAGGGATGCCGAATGATGTCTTACCAGCAGGCACCTTGCTCTTGGAGTAGAGCATGACCTTGCGACCCCAGCGAATGTCGGCAACGGGACCAGCAGGGCCACCAGACCAGTGATCGTCGTATGCCATGATCCGGATTAGGTCGCAGGCTGCGCCTAGTTCCTTGTAGTCGTAGCAAGACCAGTCAGGAATCGAGTCGGAGATGCGAGCGGGAACTGTGACAGAGACCTTGAGCGTTCCGGCTGTCTGCTTGAGCAGAGCGACAAACTTCGGGTAGTTGACTGTGAGCCGAGCGTGCGAGTCACCAGAATGTCCAAAGTTGATTGACTCGAAGTCGAGGTCGAGGCCGATAGCGCCAGTCTGCTTGGCGACAGAGATCATGTTCTTGATCAGGGTCTTCGACTTGGTTGTGTTGCCGAAGATGTCTGCAGCAGCAGCACCGTTCATGGCGGATACGAACGTCACCCAGTAGGAGAAGCCGCCCTTCTTGAGGCGGTCTACCGGAACCGGGTCGTACCAGAGAGACTTGACCGAGCAGTCAGAGTGGCACTCCCAGTTGAACAGCAACAGATCGCCGACGATGTCCTTGTTCTGTTCCGCAGTGGTGATGGCTGCATCATGCTGCCAGTAGGGAACCCATGCACTGATCTTGAACGACATCATATTCCTCTCGAAGTGTCTCCCAGCAATTCCAGAGTACCAGCGCTAGACAGGCTTCAGCATCTGAAATACCTGCTGCTTCGGAATGCGTGTGGCGTACGCTGCCACGTCCTCCCTACCGAACGTTACGATGAAATCGTTCTTCATCGAGGTGAGTCCTGAGCAGAACTCGATTCCTCTCTTGATAAACTGAAATCCGTGTGACATTTCTACTACACGGCCTCTACTGTCAAATCTGACGAAATAGTGCCCGTAGTTCTTGTCGAATCCCTCAATGTTTGCCAGTCTCGTTGGGACGTAGTTCCTAGTCTTCTTGGTCCATAACTTGTGCATGACTGTTATGTATGATCCATCAGGCTGCTCAAGCATATGACCACCGCCACGAAGACCGGAAAGGAAATCATCTGCGTCAGGCATTGTATGAATGACCTGACTTCCTCGAACCACGGAGTTAGGTCCATAGATAAAGTCAAAGTTCGGATTAGGTTTTAGGTCCGGAACCATCCAGTTCTTCTCTGGCTTCTTTGCATCGACTCCACCGTGTGTCACTACGTCGATCACGGTACTGGCTGTCTCATCCATCTTGCACACGCTCAATCGTGCAACCGGAGTATGTGTCTCAAGCATCGTCGCAGTGAAGTGCCAGTGCCCATCACGCCAGAAGAGTTTAGGATCCTCGACTCCGCGTGACGTAGAGACGATGCTGTTAGGAATCGTTATACGTCGAAGGTTCAGGAGATCGAGATTTTCATTTGTCTCGGTAAACCAGACCTGATTGCGAATCTTTCCACCCTCGGTGACATGCAGTTCCCCGGTCTCAAGGATGACGTAGTTGGAAGACCGGAAGGCGATGGCGTATCCAGTATCAGGGTTCCATGCGATGGATGGATTAAACGCCGACCAAGTACGGTCACCCTCGATCATGAACCGACGAAGTCCGATGTTCTTGGTCCCTAGCAGAGGAAGCCGTTCTGGGATCTCAATACGCCTAGACATAGATTTTTTTCGGATGTCTATCCACCACCGGACCGCCCTTGATGCATAGAGCCATGATGTTGTCTCCGGTGTGCTGAATGTTGAACCCTGCTTTATTGAGTCGATCTATCGTGGAAGGAAGCCCATCTTCAAAGGTGTCCTCAGTCCAAATGGTCCCTAAGAATCCTGCTGCTTTAAGTACTGAGTAGAGAGTGTGAATCGAGTACTCGTAGTTGTGTCGGTGGTATTCGCGAGTCCGGTGGTAGTGCATGTAGAAATGCGGTTCGTAGCCCTGCAGCATCTTGTGCAGTCCTCGTGAACTGACGACGTTTGGTGTCGTCAGCAGCATCCTTCCTCCGGGCTTGAGGACGCGATTGACCTCAGCGAGCATGAACATCGGATCGATCTCCATGTGCTCAAGAACCTCGCAGCACAGCACCCAGTCGAATGTCTCATCAGGGCAAGGAAACTTGTCGTTCTCCAGATCGATCCGGTAGGCCGGGTACACATCCCCCGTCTGAGAAACGTACTCGTGAGTGACTGGCTGCATCTTGTCGAAGTTAGTCACCGTTACCGAGACCTCCGGAGCAAGAATGCTTAGGGCATCAGGAATTACTCCACTTGTGCCGATCTCCAGCAGACGACCTTTGGGGTTCTCCTCCAGCAGAGTCTGGATCGTTCTGGCAAAGCGACGACGATGTATTACATGATATGAATCGTCTGCCTTGATGAGGGCCTGCAGCGTTTCGCGCTGATCCTCAGGGATGCCGGAAAACGGATGCGTGAACATCTACTACTTCGGTCCGTCTGCTCGCACGCCCATGTACCCGGTCTTCTTCTTGTTCATTGACCCCGGAGTCCGGTATCCACTCTTACCGGATGGCATCGAAGAGATGCGCTTCTCAAGAGCCTTCTGGATCTTGTCGTGGTGCTTGCCCATGTGTGTCTCTTTCTCAGCCGTGGTGGACTCTGTCAATCCCGGCGGACTTGATGAGTTTTGCACAACCGGGACAGGGCGCTCCTGTGATGTACATGGTTGCCCCACGAAGATCATCCCATGAGGCTCGTAGAAGTGCGTTCGACTCAGCGTGTGTCGCCCAGCAAAGATCGTAGTCTCCGTGTCCATGACGAGCGCTAGCGTCAAGTGCCCTCGGGCACTGGCCGGTGGCTCCGCAAGATCGAGGATCTCCTGCTGGTGTGCCGTTGTATCCGGTCGAGACGATCTTGTGGTCCTTGACCACGACTGCCCCGTGCTTCGCTCTCACGCAGTCTGCGCGAGCAGCCACTGCTCTTGCTATTCCTAGGTAGTAGTCATCCCAGTCGGGCCTATCTGAAGCAGTTTCAGCCACGAGGTCTCCTTGCTCATTTGACATTATTTCAAGCATGATCTATTATTGAGGAACTCTCAGGGAGAGAGTAGGAATCCCCGAAGCATGATGCTAGCGTAGGTGATTCCGTTCCTGATTCGAGGAGGGGTCGCATGGGCCAGAGGAAGACGAAAAAGAGCAAGAACGTAGTCGTCACCGATGTCCACCCCGACTGGGTTATCTCCCAAGAGATGACCATCAATGGAAGGCATGTGGAGGTCGGCACTGAGGTGTCGATCAAGGGCGAGTCGGGAAGGTTCCGGTTCGTCAAGCACGTCAAGACACCCAAGTGCGAATGGGTAGACGTGGTCGGAGGCCCGGCAAACGCGCAGAAGTTCCGCTCGTTTCGTCCGGAAGCCGTTAAGACAGTCCACCGTCTTTCAAGGATCAGGCCGACGAAAGGAAAGTCGTGAAGTTACATGACAAGTCGACCAAGTCCGTTCTCGTCCTTGTGCTGGTGTCACTGCTGACAGTGTCGCTAGTTGTGGGGGTAGGGGTGTCCGCAGCGGTGGGTATGCCTATCCGAGAGACAAATTACGGAACTACATCAACAAGCACAGCGAAGCCAGTGGTTTTCAATTGCAAGAACCGACTGGCTCAGACAATCTGGAAGGCTGGTTTTCGAGGCACTAATGTCCGTGAGGCTTGGGCAATTTCAATGCGCGAGTCCGGCGGAGATGAGCGTCAAATTACTAATGGAAGTGATTTTGGACTCTTCCAGTTCAACCGACCCAGTTGGGGAAACTCTTCATGGTGGGTGACATCAAAGATGCTAACCGGGTCATACAACGCTCGGATTGCGTACAAGATGTCCAAGGGTGGACGTGACTGGCGTCATTGGGGTCTGACTGGGACTGGTCAGACTGATCCGGCCATGTACGACATGTGGTCCCAGTGGCAGATTGACAACTGGATCACCAAGCCCTACCGCAAGTACTACAGCCAGTTTCCGTGCAAGACAGCCCTTGCTCGAACCATGACAGCAGGAGTCGGTAAGCGTGGGGCTCAGGTTCCACTTGACTTCGGATACGGCACTCGGATCAAGGCTGTTCCTGTGCGCCATCGTGATCTGTACCGTGGCACTCCCGCGCAGGCGAAGGCAGAAGCCAAATACCTCAGCAAGAAGTACGGCTGGAACACTGGAGAGCAGTGGCAGTGTCTAGTTCAACTCTGGAACAAGGAGTCTGGCTGGCGCTGGAACTCTGACAACGGAGACAACGGTCGGACTTGGGGTGTGCCTCAGTCCTATCCGGGGACGAAGATGAGAACTGCTGGCCCTGACTGGCATACGAACGTGTCAACTCAGATCAAGTGGGGGCTCAAGTACATCAAGTCCTCGTACGGATCTGTGTGCCGCGCTTGGTCTCGCTGGCAGGACCGAGCGGGTAGCGGAAGTTATGGCTGGTACTAGTAGCAATTAGAGAGGCGGGTGGCGTAGGCTTTGTCCTATGCCACCCGTTTTTCTTTGGAGTGTTTGTGGATCAGGATGAACTAGACACGGATCTAGAGGGTCTTATGTCTGATGTCACGGTCATGAGAGAAAACCTTCTGGCAATGGCTCCGTACCTAGAGTGGGAGCACTCGTTTCATGTCACTGCATTAGGGATTGTCATTATTTCACAGTCGAGGAAGGATCTGGCATGGGTCGCAAAAAGTCTCGGAGTGGCGCGAGTGAAGAGGACTGGGAGGCGTACGCAGCGGCAATGGCAGATCATCGAGAAGCCGTTAGCGGAGATGCCAGCCCTACTCCCTGCTCGTGTGAAAAGAAGCAGGAGAGTCCGGTCGCGTCGCTGATGGTCACTGCTGATGAGTACTTCCTAATGCTGCGTCAGGCAGCGAAAGAGGTCTACTCAGTTGGGACTAATCCGTCGCAAAAATGGCACCCAGAGGACATCGGAATCCAGATTGACGCTGTGAATGAGATTCTAATTCAAGGGTTCTCTGCACTGTATAAGTCACGCTCCGGTCGATATGTGATCTAAGGAAGAGGAATGATGGAAGACCAAGAGATGGTCGTTCAGGTTCAGGCCGCGCATACGCTGACGGTAACTGCGTACAACATGAGTGACTCTCCGGGGAGGGTGACGATCATTCTTGACGGCAATGTCGAGCCCCTGCTTCCGGAATTGACTAACCTTGTCATTCGGGCTGTCAGAGAGATGGAAGAGGGTCAGTGATGAGTCGGGTCAATGACTATGCAGAGTTGCCCCTAAATGTCGATGACTACCCAGAAGACGTGTCCATTTCTCTGTGGGTAGTGCTCAAAGACAGAACTGAGATGGTCTTTAAAAATGCTAACTCTGCTGTCAGGTATCAGGGCTGGTGGATCATTGGTCATGATTGGGTTGGGTACAGCAAAGTCTCTTCTATGGTTGAAGACGACAAAGTGATGTACTTTCGTATTGTTGAATCTTCAGGACCACCTACACCTCAATATCCTGAAGATGACTAGAGAAAAGATACTTATATGACATACCTACTCATTGCTCTGTATTGCTGTCTCGGACTACTAGTTTTGTCTGTGTTCGCACATGCACTGTCTTCCAATAAAGAGAACAAGCAACGTTGGGCGTCATTCGGCGCTGCGTCAGTTATTTCGGCAGGGATTGTTATGGTAGTTGCGTTACTTACACTCTTTGTTTCAAGGATTTCTTCGTGACCTGTCCTGATGGTGAAGAGTGTTTATGCTTTTTAGCCGGTCTGGCTAGGGGAATGAGCATGGACTCTCAGAGACGTGAATGGCTTGATGGACTTATGCTTCGTGACAAAGTGCTAGAGGCTGAGGACGAGTACTTCAAAGAACTAGAAGAAATGAAGAGAAAGCAGAGCAGATATGAAGATGACGGACGGTAGAGAGAAGATCAACACTCTCATCAATGCGTACCGAAGCACGATGTGGGAGTGCGGAGACTGCGGCAACAAGTATCAGCATGACATTCATTATTGTCCTAATGAGGTCTACGACAGTCTGCTGGTCTCTGGTGCATTTGATGAGCCAGATCCGGAACCAGAGAAGCCTACTCAGCCATACGTCAATGTGAGGGCGACGATGTCTGTGCCTACTACGCACTTCTGTCCTAAGTGCGGAGAGAACTGGCATGGTGAGTGCTCCTACGGTGAATCCGACGATCCGCTCGTGATCGCTATTGCTGACGCTCTCTTTGAGGACTGGTTCGGCGGTCAGACGGTTGATGACCTGAAGCGCAAGAATGCGTACAACGGTGAGTACGAGATCGCTGTCGAAGACGCGAAGACCACTGTTGCTGCTGGCTATGAGCATCTCGGATTTCAGCGTTGATCTGGAAGTTCAAGCCCGAAGATCCGGAGCCAGTCGTAACCCATGACAGCCTGTGCCCGGTAGTAGATGGTGGCAATGGGCCACCGTGCTGCTGCGGAATCCTTAGGTCTGCTCGGGAAGAGGGGTACCGAAAGGGTCGAGCGGCAGTGGCCGAGCGAATCAGCAGTCTTCAGGGCTGGGAAGAGCCGCTCTGCGGAGACCGAGCATTCGGTATGGTCGAGGTGATCTACAAGCACACTGCGGAAGACGCAGCGAAGGGCAGGATATGATTGCCGTGTCCTGCACCCGGATGCTTGGTGGTTCAGATGCGACACACGGTGAGTGGTTGGCTGTCCGATGCCGAGGAGATTCTGGAGGACGAGAGCAGCAGCGATCTTGAACTGCACATGCTGGCAACTCTGGCGGTCGCTGCAATCGGGGAAGTGATGACAATTCATCATAAACTTCCATTGCCGATGCGTGGCAAGAAGGACTATTGCATGCTCTGTCAGGACATCTGGCCATGCGACACGGTGCGCCGAGTGGCCAAGGCTCTTGAGGTAAGGACATAATGAGTAGACACAGGTTTGCCATTGATGAGTACGAGACCTGTTCAGTCTGCGGTTGTGGTCTGGCAGACGCTTGGGATGATGCAGTTCACTGGTTCGGGAAGAATGAGAACAGGAGAGAAAATGACGACAGGGACTGAGATTCCATACTGGTTCGGGGGTGCCGAGCCGTTCTTCTCCACATTCATCTCTGATGCTCCTGTTCGTGCTCTTCAGATCGGTGTCTTCTCCGGTGATGCAACCCGGTGGCTACTCGACAATAGGGATGTCGAGCGGATTGATGATGTCGACACTTGGGATGGCGGTCCAGATCATGCTGACATGGACATCGACTTCTCCAAGGTAGAGCGCATCTATGACGCACGAATGGTGTCAGAGAGCCGAGTTGTCAAGCATAAGACAACCAGTGACCTGTTCTTCGTCTCCAATGACCTGACCTTCAATTTCATCTACATCGACGGTGACCATACAGCCCCGCAGACTGCTCTTGATGGTCTTAATGCATGGAGGTCGCTGGAGGTCGGCGGAATTCTTGCATTCGACGACTATCACTGGGGTGCATCGTGGATGGATCGAATTGACATGCCGAAGGACGGTATTGACGCTGTCCTGCACGCGGTGCAGGATCGGTATTCAATACTGATGAAGGGCTACCAAGTCTGGATCAGGAAGGATAGGTAGATGGCCGACTCAGTTTTTCTTGAGAACACAGACACTCAAATCATCTGTCATGATTCGGTCGAGTGCTGGGACGAGGTGTGCTCTCTGCATAGCAGGACTGAGCACCACATGCGAAAGTGGCCCCAGAACTGGAGAGCCGACCGCTACCTCATGGAGCGAACCTGCCCGCATGGGGTCGGGCATCCTGATCCCGATGACTACACCCTGATGAACGCGGCTCCGGGGGCTGATGTACACGGCTGTGATGGGTGCTGCTCCCCACCGTGACATCACTGTCTGACTTCGGATGTCGGATCTGGCAGATCGGTAGGTACGCCGTTCCGGATGAGACAAGATGGTCTCTCTTCGATCCCTGCATCGGATGGTCCCCTAATGAGGGTTATCTGATCGGATACATGTCATCGAATCACTACCTGCTGACAGACGGAACGTTCATGCTCACGCAGGGCGAGTATCCAGTGTGGAAGACATTCCTGAGTCAACATGAAGAGTCTGTCAAGAAGTTTGTCAACCAACCTTGTCATATTCAGCAGTTCGAGCCAGTTGGAATCAAGACCAAAACCGGGACAATTGGTACAGGTCGAGGCATTCGAGACCTACGGATCTTCTGGCGTCCTGATGGTTGGCACTACACGGGTCGAGTCGTCGGAGTGGGGATTGCTGCTGGCCGGATCGACTCCAGTGCAGAGACTCCAGTTCTGGGCAGTTCTGACTCCAGTTCTAGAGACTGGGTGCCTGTGGCCTATGGAGGGTCAGACGAGTTCGACATGATTGTGGGGCCTAACAAGGTTCTCCGTGGCCTGAAGGTCGTCACCTTGGCATCTGCTCCTCTCGGCCTTGAGAGAGCCCGTATGGGGCCTCCTGTGGTGCCTCTCGATGACGGTACATTCCTCGGTACTGTGCGAATGGGAACCAGAGAGGGAGTCAGAGTGTGGTCCCCCTCGCGGCTGTCGTGGGTGGACGGCAACAGCAGGAACTACTGGCACAGGTTTATCAGGATGGATGGCAACGGTCTGATTATTGAGATGACCGCGCCGTTCGTATTGGAGACAGGTGGCGTCGAGAAGATGACCGGACTGGCGCACGATGGCTACGAGTTTGTGCTCACATGGGGACGGAATGACGTGTCCTCGATGCTTGGTAGAATCAGTGAGCGGAAGGTGCTGAGTCTTCTGAAGCGTGTCTGATTGAGGAGGTCGACTGCAGTTGTCTGGCAGTCGAAACGATCCTTGGCAGTGCGAGATCTGCGGGAAGAAGTACGTCGTCCCGTCTCTTGCCAGATTCTGTGAAGACAAGCACCTAGCCGAATAAGAGAACACAAGTGGCCGACGAGTAGAGAAGTGAGTTGAGACGCTGTGAAGCGCCTGTTTTTACTGCTGAAGAGCAAAGTGGAATTGACGGACAACGAGAAGAAGCAGAGGGATTGGGACCTGCTCCGTTCGCGGGCCATCACCCCCTCGGAGCGAAACGAGATTGACGCAATTTTCTCGCGGGGCATGTAGCGTTTTACTCATCCTTATGCTAAAAATGAGGAATGGGATTTGACGTTATCGAGGTAGACGGACTGCGGTACATCCAGATTGACGAGTACATCAGTCATCTGAATGATTCGGTCAGCATGGTGATGGCAGTAGCCGGAGATGTTAATCCATCAGGTGCTAATTACGTCTGCGACACCCTCAAGACTTCTATCGGTACGCTTAAGAATGCTAGGGCGCAACTCGACCATTAGCGATGAATGCTGAGTGCGTGAGCGACATCGTCGAGGCGAAGTATGTCTCGTACTGTTCGGCCACCATCTCAATCTCGCGCTGAGGATACGACGGCACCTTGTTGTCAGGTGTATTGCGTCGCAGGCTGAGGAAGTTCATCATCGCTCGGGCGTTCATCGTGACGTACGCACTTGAGTAGATGCTGACCGGAAGGCTCATACGAGCAACCTCGCGTGCGATTCCAGCACGAAGCATCATCTGGTACTCAAAATAAGCAGTCTTTGCGGCAGTCTTGATGCCAGACTCTGCAGCGAGTTGCTGCTCCTCTGTGCCCTCTTCGAAGACGTAGTTTCCGGGCTTGCCTGTCTGAGTCAACTTTCGACCGACAGCAGGAACGTAGAAGACTGGAGCCAGTTCACGGTATCGAGCCGACTCCTCGTTGTAGGACGCGATGCGATGGCGCATGTGCTCGCGCCATACGAAGATCGGGGCCTCGACATAGAACGTGAAGTACGAGTGCTCGAACGGCGATCCGTGACGTTCCCGCATCAGGAAGTTGATCAGGCCGCGAGCCTCACTCGGTGAGGTCGTCTCTTTCAGACGCTCACCAAATGTTGACACTCTGGCGGCTGCGATCACATCTGAGTCGTTCGCTGAGTGCTTGACGAGTTCGACTTTCATGTCGCTTCTAAAAGTGATGTCCATGTAGGAATCCTACAAACTGTCAGTAGGTGAAGTAAGGGGACTCGCCGTATCCTCTCCCATAGCCTCTGACCAAATGATGCTGTGGCCTACACCTGAGGTTCCATCAACAACCGACATAATCTGCTCGACCTTGGCGATGAGGGTGCTGCACTGGCAGAGGCAGATACCAAAGTCGATGAAGCAGGAGCAGTGCTCGCTATGGTCGCAGTCCTGCGCTGGGCACAGCGGGTCGTGAGTCATTTTTTCTCCTCTTGATTAGGGTTGGCTCCCCAGCCGCCGCCTGCATCGCGGTAGGCAGCCCACGCTGGGCGTAGAGCGTCCAGTTGCATTTCTAGATGATTAGATCCGGTAATGAGCCACATGAAAGGCTCCGAGTTGCAGATAGCGCGAGGGATTGCGTTGAGTGGGTTGTCTCGCTCATCAGCACGAACATGGGCGATCATTGTGCATTCGGCGCAGTCTTGGGCGGCAATCCACTCATCTTCGCGGTAATAGCACAGTGGGTCGTGTCGGCGTTCGCTGATATTCGCATCAGTGTCGGCGTATTCAGACATTGCTTTCCTCTCCCTCTCGGCGTCTTCTAGGTTCGGGTCCATTAGAAGTTTCCTTCTGCTACTTGATACGTCGGGATACCGAGCCGGTTGCGCCACAGGTTCACTACCTGATCGCGGTCATCGAATACTGCCATGACATGGTACCTGTCTCGGATGTGCTCATCGAACAACTCGTACTTCACAATCCAGTCCGAACGAAAGTCGCCGGACCTACGCATCAACAAAGGCAACCCCGGCTGAATGTGAGTATCGAGCCATGTCTGCGTAACATCGCGATGCTCCTCGGACCTACCAGTCATCACGATGATTCCGTAACTGATCGACAGCAGATTCGCAAGAGGGATGAGCGTCGGGTCTGGATGATCCAGATGCGCGAGTGATCCGTCGTAGATGTCTCTGTCGGGATGCTTGTGCGCGAGGGTGCCATCAATGTCAAAGATGATGACGGGTGGCAGTGATGAGTTGTATTCATGAGGAGTGATCTTGGGAGTGATCGCGTAGGCCCACGGCTTTAGCGTCTGAGCCGTCCTGTGCATGTCAACGATGACGGACTCTGGAACTGGGATCTCTCTGGCCGCGTTGCGGCTGAGGCAGAGTTCGAGCGGGGTAGTGAGAAACTCGTCGTGAACGTAGAAGTTAGCACCGTGCTGGTTGGTGATGTTTTCCAGCGCACGCAAAGACTTCACGGACAGGTTCGTGTTGTCGATGATGATCGCCTGTATAGACGGTGCGGTGAGGAGAGTGGAGAGAGTCTTGGCTCTCAGGGACGCCAGAAGGTTGGCCGTGTCCTGTCCACCGTCAATGTAGGAGGAGCCGAACAGCATCATTGACAGGTCGTCGTTATTGATTCGCGCAACAGCACCGGAGGGTGCCGTGGCGAACTGCTGCTTGCTCCAGTGGGACTTGCCGGAACCGGGGATACCTCGGACGGCAACTACTGTCTTGGTCTCATCAGTACGCATGGACTATTGATATCACTTGTCTCTATGTAATGTCCAGTCATGTGTGCGAGATCGTGGCGGTGATGATCGTAGAGTTCTTACATCCCTTGGCGGAGCACAATTTTGGTGGGGTGGGGGTGGGAAGACGTATGACTCGTGCATGCCCTGATGGACATACAACCATGCAGTCGTACATGGGTGACTACCCTCCGGTCGAGTAGAAGCCCCTGCCCTTGAAGTGGACGGGGGTGGACGAGAAGACGCGCTCCAGACGTAGACCGCAGCCGGGCTTCGGACAGGTCGTGCGCTCCAGAGTTTCATGAACTGAGCGAGTCTCTGTGTAGGGATGACCGTTGGGGCACTTGTACTCGTACGTTGGCATTTTTCTCGTTCCTCATGCTAGTTGAGTTTTAGTCTCCAACTTGACGATGCATGCGTCAGTCGTACAGAACGACTCTCCGATGGCGTCGGCAGTCATGCCCTCATAGACGGGCTCCAGCGGAACGGGGAGGAGTTGGAACGTGTAGGCGTTGTACTCCTCCTCGGTGATCTGGGTGTAGGGCATCTGCGGGTAAGTGAAGTTGCCGGAGGGTAAGAAGGAGACGGTCTTGAGTTGACCGTCGTACATGTGCAGGACGGTCCCGACGTGCTTGCTCTCGGTCTCCGGGTCGAATGAGATGGTGACGGAAACTGAGTTGTCGGACCAGTAACGCTGAGCGGTGGCCGCGAGTGCGACCTTCTCGAAGATCGTCACGTCGCGCTCAGCGCGCTCGGCATCGGACTTGATCGGGAAGAACACCACGGACGTTGTATCAGGAGACTCGGACGCGGGATCAACGGTGTATCCGGCCATGCGGAACAGCGGAAGCATCGAATCTCCATTAGAGAATCTGATTGCGCGCAGGAAATACTTGCCGCCGGGAGTCCAGTGAACGCCGGGAGACTCGCCTGCCAATATAGAGACGGTGCCGGAGGGCTTCACGGTCGTCGTCTTGATGGACTCACGGACACCCAGCCACTCGCTGTAGACAGTGTCGTAGCGCTGGATCGTCTGGTAGCCCTCGTCCATCCACTGGCGAAGTGTCGGGAGGCCGTGAATATCAGCGAAGTTGGCGATGCCGGACATGCTGGTACCGATGCGGCGGTTGCGCTGCATGATCGCGTTCGTCTCCTCCCAGTGCGTCGGGAGGAGGGTGACGGTCTTGCCGTAGAGATAGGCAACCTTGAGCGTCTTCTTGTAGTCCTCAAGAGATTCGTGACGGTTGAGGTACGTCTCGACGAGAGTACACATCTCGCCCTGACCGTTGACGCCGCCTTCGAGGGGCTGTTCAGCGCAGGGGTTATAACCAGATGCGCGCCAATCCTTGTTGTTGACAGGATCCGCAAGCCGACCGTACTGACGAGTCACGTCCATCCAGATGACGCCGGGCTCACCGTTCAGCGCGATGCCGGGAACAACCTTTGACAGGTCATCGCCAACCGAGACATCGACGGAGTTGTTCGACATCCATGCCCAGCCGGGGCTGTCGGAGTCGTAGGAGTTGCGGACAGGGAAGCGCTCGGCGTTCTTCAGGTTCAGGAAGTCGTCATCGTCAATGGAACCCATCAGGAGTTCGGCGCTGCGACGGACGTTGCCCGAGACGACGCAGACTCCGATGGTGTTTCCGATGTCAGCGATGTCAACCGTAGAAAGGGCTTCGCCTTCTCTGCCGTCAAAGATTCGCCGGATGTGATCATGCAGACGGATCAGCGGACCGGGACCGGCAGCAGTGCCGCCGAAGGTCGCGATGGGGGCACCCTCCGGACGGACAAGAGAGTAGTCGAACTGGTAGGTGGGCTGATCTGGACGCAGGTACGAGTTCAGCAGCAGGGCCATGCTCTCGACCCAGCCCTCACGGGTGTCTGGAATCTCGTAGGTGACGGTCTCTGTGGCGCTGGGGCGGTGGATGGTGAAGCCCTTCTCCGCGCCCTTGGTGTCGAAGCCAACGCCGACTCCCAGCATCGAGGCTTCCATCAGGAAGCGGAACGGTGCAGCCGGATCGTTCTTGCTCATGCCCTTGGTCGTGACGAACGAGCAGTTCTGCAGAGCCGCTGAGTTGCGCTGGATGTTGACGATGGGGGTTCCCATGACCCAGAGCCCGCGACCGGGCGGTGACCACTTCAGGTGGAAGAGACGGTCGAAGGCGTCCTGTGCGCTGGACTGCGCCTTGGCGTTGTTCCACGGCAGACGACTGGTCTTGCAGTAGTCCTTCTGGATGCTGAACATCCCGTTGATGACCCGCTCGCACACGTCCACCCACGTTTCCTTGCCGGAGCCATCAGACTTTAGACGGCTGTAGGTGCGGAGGAACGTGATCTCCCCGATTGAGTTGCCGCCTGCGTCGCGATACCCGAACGGAGGGGTGATGTCGCGGTAGGAGTTGACGAAGTCTTCAGTCAGGCGGAAGGAGAACATCTAGTGACACCTCTGTCTTTGAGTTGGTGGGGATCAGGAAACTCTATATGCGGGGTAGCGTGCTGACAACCCGCCACGAGAGGTTTTCTCCGGGCTGTCCTGCGGTCTTGGTGTGGAGCAAGTGCTCCGTCTCTCTAGTCTGGAACGAGCCCGTCGCTGTCCTCATCGTCGTCATCATCTTCTACGTCAGACGGGTGGACAGACCCTCCAGCGCGCTCCCTGAGTCTGCGTACCTCTTTCTCTGCGGAGGGCTCGGGAGCCTGTCGCTTGGACTCTGGTAGCAGGTCATCGCTCTGGTCGAGGATGTGGGATGTGCGGGGAACGATGGCATCCCTGTGGCTGTTCGCGTGATGCGCGCAGAAGATGAGGTCGCCTCCGGAGCGCAGCGTGAACCGGACGTACGCCTGCGCGGAGCAGTCGCGGTGGTCGCAGCGGTCATGCGCCGTCAAGGGGGCGGAGGGGTCTGGAGACATGTCTAGATGTTACCGGCGGTGGGGGTGTGTGACGGGGAGGCGGAGTTTTATGTTTCTGTTCTGTTTGGTTGCATTGGTGCGTTGGTGTGACTGTGTCGGTAGGTTGATTGGTGTATTCATGACACTTACGGCGAAGTGGAAGTTTTTTTGCGAATCGCGTAAGTGCAAAAATGACGACACTTACGAATACTTTGTGGGGGACTTTGGTGTAAGTGTAACTAAACAACTAAACAGCAAACATAAAACTGAACTATTTTTCCCTGACGCGCGTAGGCGCGCGCGTGCGTGTGGCAGGGAAATATGGTTCAGTTTTGCAGTTTTAAGCAGTTTTATGTTTTAGTCGGGGATATGGTTGCGGTATGGTTGAGTTTGGTTGTATGGTTCTTGGGAAAGTGGTTCGTGTTTCCGCGTGTCGCGGGTGATGCTCAGGAGGTTTCGATGTACCGTTCGAGAGTGGCCAAGGCAGGTCTGGTCGTGTCGGCTCTGGCAGTCAGGGCTTGGATCGGGAACTGGCTGGCCGAGAGGATGCTTGACAGATGGGATCATATGCATGATCCGTGGAGGGATGACCTGTGGAGGACGAGACCATGAGCGGAGCCGATGATGCGCTTCGGGCTCTTGGTCTGGACCCCGAGGAAGCCGTGGCCACGGATGCGATGCTGCGGGAGAGGCCGGGAGGCCGGGACGGTCGGGTCTGCCTGTGTGGTCATGGGGCTGGTCGGCACACGGTGACATAAAATCGTGCTGTGCAAGCCTGCCCGGATGGAGTGCCCGTGCAAGAAGTTGAGGCCGGTCCTGACGGCTGAGGATGTCAGGCCGTTCCTGCGGAAGACTGCTGGGTCTGGGACGATGCACGCGCTGATCCGAGGACTGGCGGCGCTGTCGGTGTCGGGTCGGTCGGCTGAGTGGATCGTGGATCTGGTCTGTGACAGGTGCGGGTCCGGAGACGGTGTGGTCCCTGCGGCGGTGACTCAGGGCGGGGTGCTGGTGTCAGAGCCGACTGGGTATGATGCTTTACTCTGCCGAGAATGCCGGGGCGGCTGATGAGCCGACAGAGGGATATCGACGGAGGGATAGATCTTCCCAGCACGACGGCTGAGTACTGGGAGTGGCAGTTGCGAGGAGCCTGCCGTGACGAGGGGATTGACCCCGAGTTGTTCTTTCATCCGTGGGATGAGCCTCTGGCGCAGAGACGGATTCGAGCCAATGTCGCGATCTCGATCTGCAAGGTATGCCCAGTCGTCAGCGAATGCCTTGACTGGTCGATGAAAGTCCAAGAGCCGTACGGCACATGGGGTGGTGTGAGTGAGGACGACCGTCGAAGGATGCTGAGGCTGAGACGGGTCGTGCGAGGATGATCGAGCAGTTGTGCGGCTGCTGTATTGAAGTATGTAGATTTGTCAAGTCTTGACATCTGACATATGGTTTGAGCGTGGAACGGATCGTTATACTATAGAGTTGTTTATAGAAGGGCCTGAAAAGGCGGCGCACTTTCTCCGCGCGAGCAAAAAATTCGTCGCGAAAAAATCCTGTACCCTTGGCTCTAGCAGAAAAAATAATAGATGTCAAGCCCGACAAGGGTAAGCACAAAAAATATTTTTTGTCAAGTTGAGGAGCGGTATGGGCGACGACGAGCAGGACTTCCCCGAGATCTCCCTTGAGGACGCGGCAAGCGCTGAGGCTCCCGAGGCCGACGCGCACCCGCACTTCGAGGAGGAAATGTGACCATCAACAAGCCGACACCGGCACAGATCCGCGAGGCCATCCTTGACTGGATGCCCGCCAATAAGGTATCCTTTGATCGGGAGTGGAACACCCGTGGTCGTCCGTGGGAGTACGGACTTCGCGGCGCGGTCGAGCATCACATCTCAGGTGTCGGAGACGGCGCGGTCGAGTGGTGCGACGGTCGCTCCGAGGGCTACAACTACCCGTGCTGCAACGAGGTCGTCCGTCGTGACGGCTCGGTGATTATTATGTCCGCTTTGTCCTGCTGGCACTCTGGCAAGGGTGGACCGTGGCCTGCTTACGGCGTGCCGAAGGATCTTGGCCACCTGATGCTCTGGGGCCGTGAGCACGAGTCGTGGGGGACCAAGCAGGACTTCACCGACGAGATGTTCGACTCGACGGCACGAATGGACAGTGCCCTGCGTCAGGTCTCGAACTGGGAGAACTTCAACCATCTGATCAACCACAAGGGCTGGACTGACGGTGGCCCGGAGATGGGCCTGTCCTACTACCACCCGACCCGAGGCCGGAAGAACGACACCCTCTACGACATCTCGGTGTTTCGGACCAACGCTCAGAAGATGTGGGAGACCAAGCATGCCCCTGCACCTAAACCGCCAGTACCTCCGAAGCCTGTACCCAAGCCCGACTCGGTCGTCGACCTGTCGAACATTCAGCGGGCGGCACGGCGAAAGGGCAAGGACGTGGATGTGCTGCTGGTGACCAAGGGCCTTCGAGCCGTTGGTATCACCCGTGGTATCCGGGTTCAGGATGTTTTTGACGAATCCGTTCGAGTAGGGTATGCTTTGTGGCAGCGGAGGCTCGGGTACACCGGCACGGACGCTGACGGCATCCCCGGCATGACCAGTCTCTCGACACTAGGCTCGAAGTCCAAACTATTCAAGGTGGTGCTGTAGATGCCAGACCAAGTCAAGGCAATGATCGGGACGTGGGCACGGGTGTTCGTGGTATCCGCGATCACCGCGTTCCTCGCTCTCCAGTCTCCCCCGTGGGATCTGTCAAGTGATCAGTGGCTCGCGGTGCTGTGGGCAGCGATCCTGTCCATCCTGCCCGTGATCGTCAACTGGATGAACCCCGGCTACATCATGTACGGCAACGGCTCGGTGTCAAACGGCACGGCTGGCTCGGGCAACCCGCTTCCTGACCAGATCGGTCCGTCGACGGAGAACGTCGATGACCTCCCCGCCGGAGGCTGAAAACCGTAAGTTACTGGCGAGTAGGAAAAAATCTTTACGACGCCATCGAGAAGTTGGACCGGGTCGTGCGGGAAAAACTCCCCACGGCCCGGTCGCTTCAGTTTTGTCGGGCAAAATTTTTATTGATTGGTACATTTGACCCATGTCTGAACTGGTGTACGGCGGCGAGCCCGTCGAAGAGGGAGCAGGCGAGCCCGTCGTCGAGGAGCCAATCGACACTCGACCCGATCTGGCAGCCATCGGCCTGCCCGAGATCGAGCGAGGGGTGTGCGAGGACACCTACGAGAACCGTGCTGCCCTTCGTCGAGCGAAGTTGCAATGGCAGCCGGTCTATGATAGTTTTGGTAACCCGACCGGACTGATCGCGGCACGGTCCCCGGAGGCGATGAAGGAGCGACGGATCCAGTCGCTCGCCGAGAAGCGACCGCTGCTCGTCGACCCGAAAGACATGAACTCGGATTATGTCACCGGGCTCGACCTACTGGTCGACGAGGCGGCATGCCGTATCGCGCCACCGTGGGTGGTCGGTGCGACCAAGGGGTGGCAAGCCGAGCAACTGGCAGGCGGACCGTCGAGTGAGCGGCGTGCGCCGAAGGTGCTCCCGACCCGATGCCGCGTGATCAAGTCAGACGGTATCCGCTGCATGCTGTGGGCATCGGGTCGTCATCAGGATGACGGCATGTGCCGAGTCCATCTACGGTCTGCCCGTAAACCGGGCGAGGACATCGAGCGGGCACGGAAGAAGATCATCCAAGCCGCACCGTACGCGGTGGATGTCCTCGAAGAGATGATGGAAACCGCTGTATCTGAGCCGGTTCGGCTCAAGGCTGCAACGGAGATCCTCGACCGTGCCGGAGTTCGAGGCGGCATGGAGATTGACATGGGCGTCGAGGTGACGGATGCGCGGCCTGCCGCTCAGGTCGTTGCCGAACGGCTGGCCCGTCTTGCTGCAGGAGCCGTGACCGTCGAGGCTGCCCAGCACAAAACGGACAATCAGGACGAAGTGATCGATGCCGAGGTCGTTGAGATCGAAGAAGGAGAACTCGATGCGTGAAGAAATCGAAGAGATCGCGAACTTGGCAGCCGTGCTCGTTGAGGAACTTCAGTCCGACATCGAGTTGTGCAAGACAAGAGAAGAGCATATTCGGATGACGGCACGGACGAACGCTGCGACCAATCTTGTGCGCCTTCTCGACCTAGCGGCCTCGCGGATTTGACTGTAGGTTGTTTCTTTGATATGATGCATGCTATGCATCAGATCAAAGAAACAACCGTACTTGGGACCTAAGCCCTTTTTCTAATCGGGGTTACACTCGAATTGACGGCAAGCGACAACGCAATGCCTACGCTGAGGCGCGGGGGGACCGGAGGCATGAGATGCCTGATCTATTTATTTCAGTTCTAGTCCTAATGACAGTCGTTCAATCCACGCTGTGCGTGGTGATGATTACGTCGATTGCCGTGAGTGAATATCGGTACTTTCATTTGGCAAGCACAATTCATCACAAGGAAAACGTGCATGCTGCAGAGGAAGCCAAAAAAAATTTTTAGCGGCACGGGCTGTTCATATCGAGTGCATCACGCTATGGTGTAAGTGAGTGCCTTAGAGCACTTCAAATACACAACGGAGGAAACGATGTACAAGACCAAGATCGGCATGGCCGTGGGCCTAGCCGCTGCAGCACTCGTGCTTACGGCCTGCGGGTCGGGAAGCGGCACGGCCTCGACCGTGACGGTAACAGCGACCGCTGCAGCACCCGCACCCGCTCCTGCACCCGCACCAGCGGAGACGGTAGACAGCGGCTCGGTCAAGGATGCCGCGTACATCGCGCTTCTTCGCAGTAAGGGCAACTCGTACGTCGACTCTGCAACGGACGAGAAGTTGATCGAACTCGGACACTCGGCGTGCGACGTATTCGATAGCGGCACGACCGTGCGCGAGTACGCCGTGTACTTCGTGAAGGAGTACCCGAACAACGAGGAGATGCGAACATTCGCCGCGTACCTCGGCGGTGCGGCGGTGGCCGCGTACTGCCCGGAGTACCAGTACCAGATTGATGCCCTCTAGTCATGGACGATCCACGGATCCGGGTTGGATCGGACGCGCTGCTGGACTCTCATCTGCCCGGCATGCCGTTGTCCGACATCCAACCCCGAATCGTGGAACGGGCAGGCAAGGATGCCGAGACCGTGATTGATGCGCTCGACCGACTTCGCCTCGGCGAGGGAAACTCCTTCGAGCGCGATGTCGAGCGGCTGCTCGCAGCGACACGGATGAGACTGCTCGAAGACATCCTCGACCGATTGAAAGACGAGATGTCAAAGGTTGCTGACAGCGAGCGGTACTCGCACCTCGAACCCGGAATCCGATGGTCTTTGGAGATCCTCACGGACCGGGTGATCGGCGTGGGCAAGTGAAGGTTGCGGTCTACTGGATGCGAGCAGGCTCGGATAACTGCCGCCGCTTTACGCTCTCCGATGAGCACGATCATTACGAGATCCTCAGTCGACTCGTCGAGGAGACCGCTGCCTGCAGCGGCCCGCTGTATGACAAGGTCTCACCGATGCCTGAAGTCGAGGGCGGCTCGGGACTGCAGGAACGGGACTTAGTCAGACTTGACGACACTCTCTACGAGTTGAAGTCTCGAACGGAGTTCGTCTCTGCCTTCGATCAAACCGCGTACTTGAAACCGATGACGGTCGACGACGACTTGACCTGAGTAAGATCTCTATGATACAAATGATCCATGTTCACTATTCTGCTATTTGGCAAGGCGTGGGAGATCAACGAGCGCCTGAAGGGCGAGGACGACAGCGCCGGGTCCGTCGTGTTCCTCGCCTTCTTAGCGCTGATCTTCGTTTGGCCAGTGCTACCGGCACGGCTGCTCTACCACGCGGGCATGTCTCAAAAGGTAGCCCTCTTGGTGACGGTGATCCCCGGAGCCATCTTTGCTCTACTGTCAATCGGTCTCTATCTGGCTGTCGGTCTGGTGGTGGCACTTATCGCTGTCATCGGAGCGACCTGCTACATGACGTGGACTAGCGGCTCGGAGGATTGACACACGGATTTAGATCTGTACTATGAAACGAAATGACACCCACCGAAGTGAGGAAGCAGACATGAGCAATTCCAAGAAAGTGACGGAGGCACGGCAGGCGTGGATGGAGACCACCACCGCGCTGATGGCAAGCGGCACGGATGAGAACCGCGAGGCGGAGATGAAGGCATGGGCCGCTCTTCAGGCCGCAGTGTCTTCGTACTCTGAGAAGAACGGCCATGTCGACGACGGAGTCTGAGCGCGAACGATGGTGGTTTCACTTCTGCCGTTTGTGCGATAACACGTTTAGCAGCCGATCCGAGATAGAGTTCTGCAGAGTCTGCAGCATCCAAACCATTAGCGCGGAGGTACCGCTATGAACCCGAACGAAAAGGTTGTCGTCGGATATGTCGACAACGGAGTCACACGCGGCCCGTTCGCACATGACCTGTTCCTGATGGGCGCGTCCCGAGCGGATCGGTTCGCCGGGATCGTGAACGAGTGCGACAACCTGATCGCTCGTGGTCGGAACCGCATGGTAAAAAATTTTTTGGCAAGCGGCACGGCTGAGTGGCTGTTCATGCTTGACGCCGACCAGCGGTTTTACCTCGAAGCGTTCGACTTGCTCATCAGTGCGGCGGACGCCAAGGAGCGGCCTGTCATCTCCGGGCTGTACTTTGCTGCCAACGACACTGGCGAGTTGTACCCGTTGCCGATGCCGACGATTTACATGAGGAACGAAGAGCATTCCTTTCATGTGATCACGCATTACCCGGAGAACGCGGTAGTCCAGATCGACGGTGCGGGCGCGGGATTCATGCTCGTGCATCGATCCGTGTTCGAGAAGATCGCTGAGCAGGCTGGACCTGAATACCTCGACCGCTGCTGGTTCCGTGACTACCCGCTGCCCGATGGTGACGGATGGTTCGGCGAGGATCTGTACTTCTGCAACATGGTCCATGATGCCGGGTTCAACATGTACTGCCACACTGGAGCCACGTCTCCGCACATCAAGTCGTACGCGGTGACTGAAGCGCACTTCCTGAAGTTCCGCGACTTCTTCGATTCACAGGGGATCAAGTCCGAGTTCCAGAAGCGACTTGACAACGGCACGGATTAGTAGGTAAGGTCGTACCTCGACCACTACTCAGGGAGACGAAATGACGGAGATTCAGGTTGTATGGGCGACCGGCGCGCG